ATATAGATTATTTAAGTTAATAAAATCGAATATTTGTTAATTTTAATAATCTATCTAAATAAGATAGATTAAATAAACTTCTCCTTCTTTTGAATTTAAATATTTTAAATATTTAACTCCAAATCAATTATATATTCTCAAATTATCTCTCCCTATTTTATAAGGAGGAGTTCGGTTCGGTCGGACTCCTCCTTTTTTTTATGTAGAAGAAAGGAAGTGAAGTGATGGCAAAGAAAGATGAATATGTATGTCAAACTTGTGGATACTCCTATGAAATCTCGGAGTTTGCTAAGAGTGCATCATATTTAAATAAATTGACAGGAAGGTTGCCATATTGTAAAAGTTGTTGTTCAGAATTTTATGATAGAATGTTAATGGAACAACAAGATGAAATGAAAGCATTATATAAATTTTGTATGCAGTTAGATATTTATTTTGATAAAGATTTAGCTACTACATTATTATCAAATAAGAAAGCAACAAATAATTTAGGATTTAGATATATTAATAAAATGGGATTAGTTCAATATAGAAATAAAACTTTTACAGACACTAAATGTTTTATAAATGTATTTTCTATATCAGAAGAAGATTTAGATGATTTTATGCAAGTGAATACTGAAAAAGAAAAAGAAGATATGATAAAAGAAGCTAAAAGTAAGATAACTTCTGAAATAATTGCTAGATGGGGAGTTGGATATGAATACGAAGAATATTTATTTCTTGAAGAACGTTTTCAAACAATGCTTAACAGTTATGAGAACAACAACCCTGCATCTATCTGGACTTATCAAGAGATGTGTATAAATTACTTAGAATTAAGAAGAAATAGAGGTAATCCTACTGCTCAAAAGAATTATCAAGATATGATAGACAAAATGCAAACAAGTTGTAAAATGAAAATATCTCAATTAGATAATACAGAAGATGAAAGTGCATCATTTGGTAGATTTATAGATAGAATAGAAATGTATGAACCTTGTGAGAAAAAATTACCATTCTTTGAAGATATAGATGGTATAAGGAAATATGTAAAAAAATGGTTTATTTTACCTTTTGCAAAAGAACTAGGTATAATGGATAAAAATGTTATTGATGAATTATTAAATGGCGAAGATATTGAAGATTATTCAGATGTAAATAAAATATACAAAGAACAAGAAATGGGATATAAGGAAGATTTAGATGAAACAGAAGAATAAAGATTATATATCAGATGAAGTTATAAAAAGTCCACATAGAAAAAGAGAAAATTTATCTGCTAGAAAAAAAGATAGATTTGAAGAAGGTATGAAAATATGGACTAGCTTCTATCGTGCTAATCTTCATAGATTTTGTATAGATTATCTTCAATTAAATTTATATCCATTTCAAATAATAATGTTATATTTAATGAATATAATGTATAGTACTTGTTTCATATGTGCAAGAGGATTATCGAAATCATATACAACTGGAGTATTTTTATGTGCAAGAGCAATATTATATCCGGGACAATTGATAATAGTTTCTTGTACAACTAAGGAACAGTCAAGGGCATTAGTAAGAGAAAAAATTTCTAAAGAATTAATGAAACAATCACCAATGTTACGGAAGGAAATAAAAGATATAAAAGTTGGAACAAATGAAACTTGTGTATATTTTAAGAATGGAAGTACAATTCAAGCTATAAATGCTAGTGAAAATACTAGAGGTCTTAGAGCGCACATCTTAATTGTTGATGAATATAGAATGATTAAAGGAGAATTTGAAACACTTAACTCTGTATTAAAACCATTCTTAAACTGTGTTAGAATACCAAAATTTAAAAGTAGAGAAGATAGCAAATATATAAATTATCCATCAGAAGAAAACAAAACCATATATTTATCAAGTGCATTGGAAACTGTGCAATTATAAGTAATATACGAGTGCTTATAATAAGAATTGGGCAAAATCGGTCGGTATATAGAGATATATACGGTAAGGAAGACTAAATCTTAATTATCTATTGACATAATATAAAAATATAAGTATAATAAATATATAATAGAAAGGAGTTGATAGAAATGAGTAAAATTAATATTGAAAATAGAATTGGAGAAGAAACAGAGAATAAGTTTGGAAGCAAAATGATACTTATTAATTGGAGAAAATTTGAAGATATTGATGTGTATTTCCCACAATATAATTGGATTGCTTATAATATGAATTATGGAAATTTTAAAAATGGAGGTATCGCCTGTCCTTATGAACCAAGAGTTTTTGGAGTTGGTTATATAGGGGAAGGAGAAATGAAGATGAAAAAAGGATATACGCAGAATGATAGTTATATTGCTTGGAAAGGTATAATCGAAAGATGTTATAATGAAAGATGCAAAAGATTTAATAGCACAATGTCAAAAGAATGGTTGTGTTTTAATTGCTTCAATGAATGGTTTAAAAAAAATATTTATTATGTTGAAAATCAAAGAATGTGTGTTGATAAAGATATATTATTTAAAGGTAATAAACATTATTCAGAAAAAACTTGTTGTATAGTTCCCAATGACATAAATGTATTATTTACTAATTCGAGAAAAACAAGAGGAGATTTACCATTAGGAGTTTCTAAGACACAAAATGGTAAATTTAGAGCAAGATGTTCTGTTTATAATGAAGAAATTCTTATTGGTGTTTATAACACAGTAGAAGAAGCATTTTTAGCATATAAATTTTTTAAAGAAAATCATATAAAGGAAGTAGCAGATTTATATAAAGATATTATACCTTATAATTTATATAATGCAATGTATAATTATAAAATAGAATTTGATGATTAAGACAAGTTAATACCGAGTTAATTAAATAGATTAAAAAATATTTAATAATGTAACGCATAGCAAATGAACCTTGAAAAGAACTGCAAAGCAGTTCTTTTAAAATGCAAGAATATAAATTTGCCAAGAGTGTCCAACACCCTTCGTATTTTAAATGGGGTGAAAATATATGCTAAACTGAATTGGAATTGACCAATTGATGAAAATGAGGGAAACCTCCAGAGGTGTAGATAAAAAACTACACGATAATAACTTTTGGGTATGGCGACCATTGGAGTTATGATTTATATAAAGAACATAGAGAAAAAATGTTAAATGGGGAAGATTGGTTTACTTGTAATTTACCTTATCAATTATCTGCCCATCATGGCTTATTAACTAAGAGAAGGGTTGAAGATATTATAAGTAGTGAAAATATGTCTGATATGTCTTTCCAAATGGAATTTGAAGCATTGTTTTATCACAATAATGACCATTCATTCTTTAAACCAACAGATATGTTGCCATTAAGAACATTAGAATATGCTTGGTATCCTCCAACAATAGATGAATATGTGTTGAATAAAAATAAAGATATGTCAAAGAAACCATATTATCTTAAACCTATTGTAAAAGATGAAATGCGAGTTTTATCTTGTGATATAGCTTTAATGGATAGTAAAAATGGTAAAAACAATGACAATGCTATATTTACTTTCTTTAGATGTATACCTAAAAATGAAAATTATATAGCAGAAGTTTTACATCAAGCATCTTATGAAGGTGCAAAAGCTAAAGAATTAGCATTATATATTAAAAGATTATATTATGATGGTCAATGTGAATATATCGTACTTGACTGTGCTGGTAATGGTATCTCTGTATTGGACGAGTTAGGGGAAATAACTGTTGATACTGAACGTGGAGAAACTTATCCACCATTAAAGGCTATGAATGAAGATAGATATATGGAAAGATGTGGATATCCAAATGCACAAAAATGTATATATTGTATAGCCGGTAATCAAAAGTTAAACCACGAAATAGCAACTCAATTAAAAACTTCATTCCAAAATAAAACAATTAAATTGTTAAAAAATCAAATGGAAGCAGAAGACTTTATAGAAGGATTTGCTACTATGACACCACAACAACAAGCAGATAAATTATTACCATATATACAAACTTCATTAATGCAAAATGAAATTATATGTCTTGAATATGAGGTTAAACAGTCTTATATCAGAGTGTATGAAACTGGACGTAATCGAAAAGATAGATATTCAAGTCTAAGTTATGGTAACTATTTCATACGTTTGCAAGAAAAAAAATTACAAAAAAGAAGTAAGAAGAAAAGTTCAATAAATTTATGGTAAGGAGTTGAAGTAAATGACAGAACAAAATAATAATGAAGAAATAAAAGAAAAAAGAAGATTGTTTGCAGAAACATCAGTATCAAGTAATGCAACAAACTTTGCATTTAACCCTGTTAAATATACTGCAAATGAAGTATTGAAATTATTAGAAGACCCTCAAAAAAATGCTAGTTCACTTCAAGAAGTAAGTTTATGGTTATATTATAATAGTGGTATATATTATAGATTAATAAATAACTTCTCCGGAATGAATAGATATGATATGTATTTATTCCCTAGCACAATATCTAAGTTTGCAAAAGGTGGAAAAAAGAAAAGTACTAATGCAGATAAATTATTAAAAGAATATCTTGATGTTGCTCAATTAGTAGAAAAATTAAGTTGGAAATCAAACTTTAGAAATATTGGTACTAATCTTCTAATAATGGGAGAAGTATACTTATTTAAAATAGAAGATAATAGTGGTGTTATCATAAAAGAGATACCTTCTAATTTATGCAAAATAAGTAAAGTAATAAATGATGGATTATATAAATACTCTATCAATATGAGTAAAATAGGTACTGCGGCTATTTATAATATGATGCCAAAAAGAATACAAGAATTATATGATAAACATAATGCCGGTACATTACCACCAGAATCATATAGTGAAAATAACTATGTTATAATAGAAGAAAAAGAGGCAATATGTCTAAGTATGAATCAATTTGTTGGTACTAAATCTGTTCCTCCTATGTGTTATATATTCCCTTCTATATTAAGATTAATGGAAGAAGAAGAAACAGAGGTAGCAGAAGCTAAAGCTAATAACCTTAAATTAATACATATGAAATATCCAATAGATGACGAGGGTAACAAATCGCCCCGTATGCTAAAT